CCCCCATCGTTCAAACTCTTTATGAACACGAATATGTATAACCTTTTCGCCAACTTCCCATTCACCTATTGGAATGTAGGCGAGTTCAACTGGGTGTATAACTACACGAACTCTGCGAACTACTATGACGGAGTGCTGGAAACGGGTCCCTTCGTGGTCCCGCTGGGATACACCTACGAGATCATCGTCCCGAACGATGGGTTCAAGAATGTTCTAAACTATGCCCTAGCACCTTACAGCACTTATGTTCCCAACGGACCCAGCACCCCAACCCCATCCCAACTCAACTTACAGAAGATCTACTGGAACACGACCCAAGAGCAGAAGTCAACCGACACGCTGTGGTCCCCCATCTCCACCATCGTCTTCACCACTGCCCTAATGCCGATCAAGCCCGAGTCTACTGCCTCGCCAGTCACACTGGGACAGAACAACATCGGCAACTCCCAGCCTACCGCCCAGTCTGCCTTCACCCGCATCATCACAGACATCGCTCTAGACTTGGCTCAAGGTGGTGCTGGGGCTTACAAGTCCTTCATCTACTATGTGCCATCTGCCGAGTATCGTCTATCCGACTTCCTCTCATCTCACCAGCCTCTATCGGGTGTGGATGTCCAAGTCTTTTGGAAGAACCGTCTCAATAACCAACTCTACCCGATCGCAATGACGAACCTTTCCAGCGTATCCTTCAAGTTGATGTTCAAGAAGAAGGGACTCCTCACGAAGGCGGACGATACTTGAATGGATCCGCTTCAAAACTTTCTGTAGATAGAACATAAACAAGATGAGTGCCGACATTGAGAAGATGGCGGTTTTTGATTCCCGTATTGTCCAGTCTCGCCCTCGTTATGCCGTTGAGAAGGGTGCTCTCTCCCTCACGAACGCTCCGTTCAACGCCATCTCGGCGACTTCGTCCCAGCACACTTACAACATCTATGTCCCCAGCGAGAATGTGTTCGTAGATCGTGGTGTAGAGTGGACTTCTACGGCTTACCTCACTTCCACACTGGCGATCACGGAAGACATTGTGGTTGACGAAATTCCCGTCGGCACCCCGCTGGTAGTCCCCGCTGTTGATTTCGCCCTCTGTGCTTTCCCGCTCAACTCTCTGTGCTCTACGCTCACGGCGACGATCAACGACACCACGAGCGTCATTAACTCCCAAGATGTGCTCAAGGAGGTTCTCCGCCTAACGGACTACAAGAAGAATCGTCTCCAGCGTAATTGCCCGACGATGCTGGATAAGTATCAGTGCTATGATGATGCCTACGGTCTGCCCAACTCTCCTCTCGGTGGCTACGGCACGGCGATGGACTACGATGGCGTTCAGAACGGTGCCTTCGGTCAGATCGTATTCACGGATGTGAATGGCACCCCAGTCCCCGAAGGTCAGTATGTTCTCGGCAACGGCACGGCGACGGCTACCCAACCCTCTACGGGAACGGGCATCTACAAGATCGTCAACGGTCTGCCTTGCCTTGCTGGTTTGAGCGGAACCCCGTCGGTCCCCATCGTTGGTCCTTACCAACTCTACTATTCCTTCACGAGCACGGAGAAGATTGTGCTCTCACCTTTCACCTTCTCGGATGTCCACGAGTGGGACACGGGTCTGTTCGGCATCAACAACATTCAACTGATTATGAACTTACAGTCACCAGCCCGTGTCGTCCGCTACTCGGGTATGCGTTGGGGTAATACGACAGCCAGTTCTTCTACGGGTGCGACGCTCTATGGCACCTCGTTCCAGTCCACGCCGTTCGGTCGCTCTCTGCTCAATGTTCAGTTCCTCACGCCGTCTCTTGATGTCCCGCTACCGCCCAAGTCCGTCGTCCCGTATATGGAGTTTCCTCGCTACATCACCCAAGCCCAGCCTATCCGTGCCAAGTCTGCGGGAACCATCCAATCGCAGACGATCACGCTACCGCAGATCCCCGATCTGCTCATCATCTATGCGAAGAACCCCGCACTGACTGGCACGAACTTTGCTGATTCCTATATGCCTCTAGCATCTCGTGCTTGGGGTGGCATCTCTAACCCTCTATCCGTCAACTTTGATAACTTCTCGGGTCTGCTCTCGTCTCACACGGCGGAGGAACTCTATGGTATGTCCGTCCACAACGGTCTAGATCAAGATTGGCTCTCTTGGAGCGGTTTTGGGTTTGCTGGTCAGAACGCCGTCAATAATGCTCCCACGAACGCCTCATTCGGCGGTCTCGTTGCTGGTGGCAACCCTCCGTCTGCTCCCGCTGGGCAGAGCGTCACTTCGCTGGTCGGCTCCGTGCTCGTGCTCAAGCCCAGCCAAGACATTACGCTACAGACGGGTCAAGCCCCTTCGCTGGTCGGCAACTTCACGCTACAGATGAATATCCAGTATTACAACTCTTCCGATGTTGATGTCAACCCCGTGCTGTATGTCATCACGGCGAACAGCGGTTTCTTTGAGTCCATTCGTGGCTCCAGCCGTATCATCAAGGGTGTCCTATCCGAGCAAGACATTATCGGTGCTCCCCTTGCCCCGACGGCGACTCGCCAAGAACTCCAACGCTATGTCGGTAGCGGTGGTCTGATGTCATCGCTCGGCACCATTCTATCAAAGGTCAAGGGTCCCGCACTAGAACTGCTCAAGACGGTTGGAAAACACGCTGGTGAGGAACTCCTCCATCACGGCACGGCATTCGTCAAGGGCAAACTCGGTTTGGGCGGTGCTCAAAGCGGTGGTGCGATGAGCGGTGGTATGAGCGGTGGTATGTCGGGCGGTTCATCCAGCGGTGGTCGTCGCAAGATGGAGGCTCGGCTGATGTGAAAATGTAAATAAGCCAACTTACGCTTTCTTTCCCGCATTTCAAGTTCTTTGATGTGTAATTTATACTGCTTTGCCTCATATTCGGCAAAATGAAGCCTATTTCGGCACAACCACGCATCCATTTGGATGTAAGTCGGGAAAAAAGACCAAGATGTAGAAAAATAATGGTATAAAAATATATTTTTATACCGTGAAAATCCATATAGTTGCGATTTTTACCACAGATGTGGGCGAACTATACGAAATAACTCAAAGAATAGGCGACGGGTAGCCACTTTATTCTTTGTGTTGATAGCGACTTGTAGATCTGTGCCGATGATGGAGAGGTATTGGACGCAACGGATCATTGTTTATTATTAGGGTGAGAAGGGGATGCGTGGATTCGGACCACGATTTAAGGATTCAAAGTCCTCCGTCTTAACCATTGGACGACACCCCCAGTTCGCTACGGTTCCGTAAAGAACTGCGGGTTAAACATTGTTCCACTCATCATATCAATGGAGGTTGAGATTAAATGGGTAATAAGCAAGAATGGGAACGGACGATGTTGGGCATACACTTATTGCGAGGTGTGTAAGGACTGGGTCCTTGCGTCTCGTGTGAATAGGCATAGGACAAAAAACCCCAAACATCTGCGACTAATTCGCCCCGAAGTTCTTTACGCTTCGTTATAGGGAAAATAAACAAGTGTGGTGTAATAATAAAAATGTCGGCTATGCGTGTGAATGAGTTTATGCTGGATCTCGCCAAGAAACTGCGTGAGGAGAAGAAGGTGGCAGAGAGCACGGCGACCGCCTACATCCGTGCGATGTATCTCCTCAACGGGAAGCAACCTTACAAGAACCTAACCTTCCTCAAGAACACTTCTGCTATCGCTGACCTCGTCAGCAAGTATGCTGAATCTACTATCAAGACCATCTATGCTTCCATCGTCAGTGTGCTCTCCCTCTTCAAGGACAAGCCAACATACAAGAAGATCTACCAGCACTACTACGATCTTATGATGGGCAAGAGTGAGGAGGCGAAGAAGGCAGAGACTAGCGACAAGACGCAGAAGCAGACGGACAACTGGATTACTTGGGACGAGGTCCAAAAGAAGGTCGCCGATCTTCGTGAGAAGGTAGCCGAGTTTAAGTCCAATAAGAGTATAACCAGTCAGCAGTATGAGTCTCTCCTCCATTATCTTATCGTTTCGCTTTATACCGAGACACAACCCCGCAGAAACCAAGATTATCTTGATATGTTTGTCGCCAAGAAACAGCCCACCGAAACCGAGCACAACTATGTTGTCCTCACCAAATCCAAACCTACTTCGTTCATCTTTAATAAGTTCAAGACTTCCAAAAAGTATGGACAGCAAACGCTGGAGGTCCCCGAGACACTCTCTAATGTGATCTCCGAGTATCTCAAGTTTCATCCGCTCAAGAAGAACGCCACCTTCAAGTTTCTAGTCTCGCACGACGGAACGCCCATCACTGCGGTGAATGCGATCACCCGTGTCCTCAACAAGATCTTCGGGAAGAAGGTAGGCAGTTCAATGCTACGCCACATCTTCCTCTCCACGAAGTATGATATCAAGGAGATGGAGAAGGATGCCAACGCTATGGGGCACTCGGTGGAGGAGCAGAGGAAGTATATGAAGGGAAGCGGGGAATCCACGCAAGTAGCCACCGTCCCCACGATAGAGGACAGCACCGCTTAACTGCTACAACTTCAACCTCCTTCACCTTCTCAACCACCTTCTCTTCTACAACTTTAACCTCATCCTCCAGCGTCTTCTTCAACCGAGCAATCAGCAGTGCGATGAGTTCATCCACCGCCGACTGTTGAGGCGTAGGGGCTGGAGCATCACTCATTTATAGTTGGAACAACAATAGTTTCAACCTCATTCTTCTTCGCCTCCTCCTTCTCCACCAGTGCCTTGCGTTCCATCTCGTCCTTCTCACGATTCATCTGATTCTGAATAATAGGCTCAAACTCTTCGGACCCCGAGACATACAGCCACAGTTTGCCGATCTTGTCTTGGAGTCGCCATAGATGGTCGTTGAGGATGAGACGGTGAGCATCTTGGGTCGGACCGACGCTCGTGTTGACTAGACCCTCCGCCTTCACGCAATCAAAAGTCTCCTCACTGAACGCCTTCGCCATCTCACGAACTAGAACATAGTCAATGCGGTAATTTCCCATCGGCATCTTTATTTTACCGCCAGTAAAAAAATCTTGTCCGCAGACGCATCAGCATCCGTGCTGGTTGGAAGGACACATTGGTGAATCACAACACATCGCATACGATTCGTGGCGAACAAGAGGAGTGAATGGCGGAGGCGGAGGCGGATGAGGAAAAATAAGGTTGATCTTAATCGCTTCTAGTTCCTCCCGTATCCGCTTGACCTCCGCAATCAAAAAATTAATTTTTGTGAGGATCTCGGGCTGGTAGTTGATGGCTGTCGTGTATCCGTTCATCCTTTATTAATCAAACTTCACAAGAAACTTGCCGAACGACGCCTCATACTTCGGAGGCTCGTCCTTCCATTTCGGCAACTTCACCTTCGCCTTCTTCTGTTCCGCTATCTCCTTCGGCGGTTCCGTCTTCAAGTCCGTGACGGGCTCGGAAGTCTTCTTCTTCCCTCGTGGCATCTTTATTCTCTACCCACGACACCTTTTTGAGATCTTCACACCACTTGACCGTGAGTCCCGCAAAAGTATTGTTCTCCAAGAAGTTGCGACAAATTGTCTTGACGGGCTCGGCGATATTCGGCGACTGCGACATCTCGGTGAGAATCCGCTTCACCTTATTGTTGATGTTGGTGTGATACTTTGCCCTCATACGCTCACGCTCTTGTTCTAGGACGGCGGGATCCTCTGCGATCTGCTCCTTGACCCTCTGTCTCCGCTCCGCATCTCGCTGACGCATCTTTGCTTTCAGTTCGTCCTTGTGCTCCTCATAATACTTCTTGTATGACCCAGCCTCCTTGAATGGCATTGTTTATTGATAGGTTAGATTTCTTTAACTCCCAAACATCCGTTTTGCTTCTCTCAAAACGAACTTAAATGCCCCAAGAGTAAGTAAGGTAAGCAATGTGGTATTCCATCAACGAAAACTATGAGGTGTCGGTAGAAGGTCAAGTCCGCAACAAGAAGTTCAATCGTCTTCTCAAACCTTATCTCTGTGGCGACTATCTTGGTCTGCGGATGGGAAACTCAAAGTCCAAAAAGTTCTACATACACCGTCTCGTCGCCGAAGCATTCTTGCCTTCGCCTACGGATGATTGTGTCGTAGATCACATTGACCGCAACCGAATGAATAACCACGCATCTAATCTACGCTGGGTTTCAAGGTCGGTGAATGGTATCAACCGAGCAATAGAACTGAAAGCAAGACCCAATAGCACAAGTGGAGAACATCACATCAGAAAAGTAGAAGACTGTAAGAAGGGAACTGATTATGTTGTAATCATTAGCACCGACGCTATCAAACATTATTCATACCATAAGTCGCTGGACGACGCAATAAAAACGAGGAATAGTATAATAAAGCAGTATGCCTTTCCGCATTAGGAAGGCACCCAAGAAGGATCTATATTGGGTGATCGGTCCCGATGGCAAACATCATAGCAAGGATCCACTCCCAAAGGCACGGGCAGAGGCTCAAATGAAGGCACTGTATTCTGCGATGCGTCGTGAGGAGGAAGCGATTGTGCCGAATGCGAAGGAGGAGAAGGCGATTGAAAAGAAGATGGAGGGTGGTGGTCCCTTACCCGAACTTTCGGTTCTCCAGCAGATCGCAAAGGCATCCTATTCTACTTCTCCTCCTCAACAGATCGGTCCGTTCAAACTCCGTAGTTCTACACCCACCCTCAAGTTTTATGTTCTGCCCGATCCCGAAGATCAGCGGTTCATTGATACGGTCGTGGTAGGCATTCGTGGAACCAATACGAGCGACAAGCAAGATATATGGGCGGATACTCAACTGGCTATTGGCAAACTGGAAGAGACTCCTCGTTGGAAGAAAGACCTTGCTGATTTCAAGTCGTTTATGTCCCGTCTTCGGTATGCCGATGATATTGATGTGTATGGCGTAGCCCATAGTCTTGGAGGCAGTATCTTGGATATGTTCTTGAAGAAGGGTCTGATCCAGCAAGGTGTGTCTTACAATCCAGCCATTCAACTCGGTGATGCCCAAAAAGATCTCAATAATCGCCGTATCTACCAAGACGGTGATCCGCTCCTTGCGATTATGGGTCGCTCTGCCAAGAATGTAGAGATCCGTCCAAAGAAGCAGAAGCAACAGAGTATTGGTCGTAGGATCGCAAATGTAGCCTCCTACTTCATTCCGTATGTCGGGCTCGTCACAAAAGGAATGGATACGCTGGATGCTCACGCTCTAGACAACTTTATTGGTGGAACGCATCTTAAAAATGTCCTCAAGAAACTCGGTCTCAAAGACGAAGGGCATTCTCTCACTGAACTCGCAAAGGCAAGTCGTATTCCCCGCAAAACTCTACAAGAAGTGTATAATCGTGGCATTGGTGCTTACACTACCAACCCTTCGTCTGTGCGTATGAAGGGAACCTACAAGAAAGGTGTAGATGCTCCGATGTCGCAGAAGTTAAGCAAGGAACAGTGGGCGATGGCTCGTGTGTATTCGTTTATTGACGGAAACCCCAAGCACGATACTGATCTGCGTGGTGGAATGGATCATTTGCGTCATCAAGAAGGAATGATTGATAGTCGTCCACCATCTCCATTCGGAAGTGAATACGATGATAGTGATGATGATGATCACTGGACGGCATCAGTTCGTTTAACGAAGGATCCACTGCTAGAAATTGAAGAAGGAGATATTGATCCTATTTCACACGAAGAGTTTGAAGATGGAGATATTGTTTTATATGTTCCCAGCGGAGGACGGTTCAAGGCAGTCAAAGTATCTACTATTAAAGAGGGTTATCCTCTACCCCAAGACCAAGCAAAATTAGAGAGGGATTGGTTTCCCGTTCCGTATCATCATCCTCCAGTCTCAAAACGCAAGGTTAAAATAAAGCCACGAGGCAGTGGTCGTCTTCGTGGTGGAAGGGGTATGACGAAGATTCTTAACAAGATGATAAAAGAAGTCGCATTAGACTGGAAGAGTGAGTTTGGACGAAAGGTCAAAGAAGCCTACGATGAAGCCAAACGGAATCTCGGTATGATGATGGGAACGCAGTCAAAAAAGAGATTTGAAGTTATGGCATTCTACGGTCGCCTCATTCTACTTGCGGAAGAGTATGCTCCCGATCAAGTTGAACACATCAAAGATAAGTCTGATTACTACAAAAATCTAATTCTACGGACTCGTGGAGACAGTGTGACCCGACACAGCGGTAGTGAAGGTGAAGTAGATCACGCAGATGAAGTAGAAGGAATAGATCGTGCCAGTGGTCGTGTGCGTGGAGGTATGACTCCTCCTAATCAAATGATCAAACGAGACAAGACTACTCCGCCCAGTGTGAGATCGTTCAAACATCAGAATTATGCTCACGAAGGAACTAGCGATGATCCCGATCGTCCACTAGGTATTCCGCAATCCGAACTCCGTAGTGGTGTGGCTGAAAGGTTAGAGCAGATGCTTGATGAGAGTGCTCTCAAAGGTCTGATGAAGTTGAAAAGTGGTCGTGGTCGTGTGCGTGGTGGTGCGGATGAAGATCCCCAACCGAAACCTCGTAAGGAACCCAAGCGGGTTTCACGGATGCGTCAAGGCTCTAAACTCAACCCCGATTACAAGCCCGTATTCGGTCCTTCGCCTCCTCCTCGTCATCAACGCCAACCCGATCCACGAGGACCACGCAGACGCTCTCATCCGCCTCCACCTCCTCCCGCATTACCCACAATCACACACACTCTTCCGTCCAGTAGCAGTGATGATGTAGAACTAGATCCTACGGATTTTGGGAGTGGACATTCCGCCTATCTTCGCCAAGCAAGGGCAAAAGCGAAGGCATACGGATTAGATCCCAAGAAACTCAAACTGGGTGAGGGCAAACATAAACTCTCCTATGACGGCATAGGGTTCGGGCTCAAGACTTACAAAGACTTCCTCCTATGGTCTGCTGAAGAGAAATCGGGACGGGTGCCGAAAGGCACGGCGGAGAAAAAGCGGAAGGCTTATCTTGCTCGGGCGACGAAGATAAAGGGTGACTGGAAGGAGAACAAGGTGTCGCCAAACAATCTAGCCATACATATCCTATGGTAGAAGGATCATTACAGCAGTTCATTTATTTTTCTGCGAGAAAGGATATGCTTGATAAACTCCTCCGTATGCTGAAGAGAGACCACCCGCACGATTACATAAACATTATGGTTCAACTGATCTCCATCCTATCTCGTCAGCGAACATAAAAATGGACATTAATTTCAGTCACTGCGTATTTAGGTTTTTTAGTCTTGGGATCGGGTTTCTCCAGTTCCTTTTTAATTTTATCGCCCAAATCGGCGGTTCGCTTGACGGTCTCCACTTGATCTTTAAGCGTCTCACTTCGGGTCTTTGGCATTCTTATTTATTATCTCCAACGCCTTTTTCCGTGCTTCTTGGGGCGATTTACAATCCCATACTCGCACCCGCATCGGCAGAACCTTCGTCTCATTACACTCATCACAGCATACTGCGGTCTCGTCGTCTACTTCGCACAGCGGGAAGGGGTTATTGTCGGCATTTGGTTCGGAGCAGAAGCAACAGTCCATTGTGGATACTTTACCTTTTAATCGCTGTCGTTTTGAGATCCGTTTTCCATTTCTTCATCCTCTTCGTCCTCCTCATTATCGGTCTCGGGCTGGTTCGCCACTTCGTCCTTGACTTTATCTACAATCCAGCGATAGTTGAGTTCCCGCTTCACCAGTTCCCACACCCGTTCCTTGACCTCGTCCTCCGCATCCATTGACAGCGACCGAAGGACATCCTCGCCATTATAAATATTCTTCTGCTCGTCACGGTCAAGGTGGCGAACGATCCATTCCAACAACATACCCTCAGCCTCACTTGCGACGGAGTCCATTACTATGATAGGAGAGGATAAGTTTAAACTATTTGAAGAAGGAAAAACGGATCCAAAAATCCGAAGGTTAATGGGTTAAAAAGAAACTCTCCATAAGATACAATGGGAAGGGACAAGGATGAAGAAGGGACGACCTCGTCCTTCCACTACCGCCACCACGATCACTTGGACACACCCGAACTTTTACTGGACCGCATACGGGCTTACTGGGTCACATCGGGACTGGATCGGCTGGACGAGAACGGCAAGGAAGTCCCCGAGTTCGCATCGGCTCTGAAACGCTGGACCAACTGCGAACACTGTGACCACGAACGCAAGAGCGATGAGATGTGTCGCCGTGCCACCGAACACCACGAGGAAGAACGCAAGAAGAAAGCCGAAGCCCGAGCCCGTGAAGAGGAACAACGCCGTGAGTATGACCGCATAGCCCGTATTCCCAAACCCCACACTTGCGACCTCTGTCATCTGACGATGGAATGCCCCGACTCCGTATGGCGTGAGCATCTAGAAAGCGTGGAACACCGTAGACGCAAACACCACTGCCCCGAATGTAAGATCTTCTGCGAGAACAACTCCAAACTGGAAGCCCACCGTATGACCCTCAAGCACCGCACCAACACTGGCGAGATCACGGACGATAAGTATTGCGAGGTCTGTAAGATCAAGTGCCGAACACGGACGGAATGGGACAACCACATTGAAACCACCAAGCACCGCAAGAAGACTGGGGAGATTGAAACGGGCTTCCACTGTCAGCCGTGCGGGTTCCACTGCGACCGCCAATCACTCTACGATTCCCACTGTAGGACAAAGAAACACGAAAAGCGAACCCAGTAAAACGGATCTTGGGTTAGCAAAGTTTTAAACCATCAAACCAAACAAGATGAACCCCGAGAACCCGAACCACCACTGCCTACACTGCGACACGATGAATAAGGATTGGGAGGAGCGTCGCTTCTGCTGTGCGAACTGCGAGGACGAGTTCCTATTCCACATAACCCAAAAGGATCGTGAGAAGAAGATCAAGGATTTCATCAAGAAGAGTAATGCGTTCGCAGAGACGGAAGTGATCTATCAGAAGAACGATACGATCGCAAAGGAACTGGGGTATGACAGCGTAGGGCATATGTATGGTGTGTAAGGTTAAACTAAACTTATCCATCAATAAAATAATTCCGATTTCTGTAGTCTTTTGTCCTACTCCTCATTTCAACAAACTCTTCTATTGGCTCCTCAACTTTTTTTTGGCTGTAGGATACTTTCTCAAAACAGCATTAGGACAAAAGAATACAGAAATCGGAATTAAATAGTTGAAAGAAAACTTAACCTTTTGTGAGTGGGTAGTTGGCAATGAACAGTTCTTTACGCTCATACCCTCCTTTCTTTCCTTTTGTAAAGTTTGCGGTGTTGAGGTTGGTGTCTGCTACGAAGGGCTTGATGTAAAAGGCGGAAAAAAGGTCACGGATGCGTGGGGAATCGTTTATCGTCATTAGGAACTTGCCCTTGATATGTTTGAGAACATCAGCCAACCGTTCAAAGTCAAAGTCCTTGTGCTCGGCATAGCCCATCTGCTTCGTGGAGTTCTCGTAGGGTGGATCTAGAAAGAAGAAGGTGGAGGGTTTATCGTTGGCTCTCACGACCTTTGCGTAATCTTCGCTCGTGATAGATACATCCTTCAACTTCTCACGGGCATCGGCGATCTTATTGACTTTGCGTGAGATCCCAGCAGTCTTGTAGATCTGCTTGGGTCTCGTGACAGCCACACCACCGAACCCCGACGAAGTCACGATCATCCGCTTCACGATTTTCTCGGGCACGGTGTTGGCTGGTTTGACGAACTGACGCTTGACGGCTTCTAGAGTTTGGGGTTGGGGATACTTTGCGGGATCGGTGGGTGCGGTTTTCAGTAAGCGGAGTCCCGAGACCACCGCCTTATCCAAATCGTTCAAGACCGAGTGGTCGGCTTTATCCTTCCAAAAAAATATGGCGGACGAACCCGCAAACGGCTCAACATAAGTTTTATGTTCGGGGATCAAGGGCAAGATTTTATTGCGAAGGGCGAACTTGGACCCGATTCGTGGAAAAAGCGGTCTTAACCGTAATTCGTCAGCAATGTCGTGGAGACCCGCACCGCATAGCAGTTCGTGGAGGTCCATTTTGTTTTTATCGGATATTAGAACTTGGTATTACACTGTGGGCATCGCTTACCGCCTTGTAGGTTTCCCAGCCATCCAGCCATACACGGTCCGCAGAACTTGTGTCCGCACCCCGTGATGTGGAGATCGTCTAGGTTCAGTTTGTCGTAGCAGATCGGGCAGTCCTCTTCCTTGTGGAGTTCCTTCATCATTGCGGAGTAGTCGGCGATAAGGTGCGGTGGCAGTTTCTCGGCAGAGCGGTGGATGTGGCGTGGCGGTTCGGATCGTGCGACCCGCACGACTTCTTGGATCACGGCAATGGGCTGGAGGACTTGACCGAGTCGGAGATCGTGGCGGTGATCTACTCTGCCGTCTTGGTTAAGCGGTGGCGGTGGGGCGACATACGGCTCGGGCGGAACAACGGCGAGTGGATCTTGTTCTAGACGGAACGACTCTAGGGGTCGCCACTGCCCGTCGTATGCGTGATCGCCTCGTAGCGGTCGCAGAGTGCCGAGCATCCGCTTGATGTATGCCCGTCCGTGTTGGCGGAGGCACAACTGGACTGTCTGCCAGTTAGCGTTGGTGCGGAACGCATACTCGTGTTCCCTTGCTTCGCCTCGTATCGTTTCAACGACTTGGGGTAGATGGTTGATCAGCGTTCGCTTGGCGTGTGCGATGTCCCGCACGGAGAAGTTCTCGTCGGCAATACACTTGTAGTCGGGCATTGTGCTGGTTGGTGGTTTGATGGGTTAAACTTTGCTTGTTCTACAATCCGTTTTTGCGGATCCGTTGTTGCTGGGGTTAAGGTCTCCGTTCCAGCATCCAATCCGATCCGTTTTACTTCTAGAACTAACTTTTAGAAGTTGGGGTATAAGGGTTAAACTATTCTTGGTAATAAGAAACAATGGAGCCCAGCGTCGTTATTTCCCGCAAGGTGATTTATTACCAAGTGTATCAACTCACCAAATCCGAGTTCGTTGAGAAGTTCTGTATGGGTCTTTCTACGCTAGAAGCCGAGCATAAGTGGAAGCAGATGGAACTGACGAGCGATTTGGATATGCCCGACAAGACCATCGGGGTCAAGGTGGAGGATGAAGACGACGGCATCAGCGAAGATGAAGTAGAAGAGTTCGTGGAGTCCTTGCCGTTCCGCCCAGTAGAGAACTTACACTGCTCCACCAAGAACTGCCCAGCCCTTCGCTTGAAGCACAAGGAACATTGTCCCGATTGCCTCTTCAAACTCTTCGGGTCTTACTGATTCGGTAAAAATCTCAAAAATAAGATGTTTCATAAAAACAAAAGAATGTCCGTCGCCCTACCCAGTCAGAGGAACGATCTAATTTTTGGTGAGAGGAGTGAGGTGTCGCTTTTGTCTCGTGTTGAAGGGCTCGTGGGTCAGCCACTGGCTCGTCAAGGCGGGTTTAATGTGATGGATTATACCAATACCGCAAAGACGGTGTATGTAGAGTTAAAGACCCGTCGGATCCGCCACAACGCTTACCCTACCGCCATCATCGGCAAGAACAAGATTGATTTTTGCTCGGATCCCAACAAGGATTACTACTTTGTGTTTTCCTACCTTGACGGCGTGTTCTACATCAAGTATGACGCTGGGGTTTTCGCCTCCTTTGAGACGGAGCGGGAGTTTTTGCGTGGAGAGCGTGATGACTGTGTGAATCGTCCTCAATTTGTAGTGCTGGTTCCTTCGCACCTCCTCCTTCCGCTTCCATAAGTTTCTTCATATACTTGCGACGACCCGTGCGTCCCAAACCGATGAGACTGCCAATACCTTGCGTCGCACCATTAATCAGACCCGACTGGAGTTTCTGCGTGAATGAGCCTTCGGTATGATACATTGATCCTTGCGGAGCAAACGCTTGGTATCCCAATGAAATAACTTCGCCGATTGGAAAGGGAAGGATATAGGGTAAAAAATTAGACCCAATATCTATTGCCAACAGTCCCCACTTCTTAATTTGATCCCACACATACTTCGGCGACTTCTTATACGCCTCTATTGCGTCTTCAATCTGCTTGTTCTCCTTATTCACTTCGCCTTCAACATCTATAAGTTCGGGTTCGCCGATAGACTGCCAGTATTCTTTGAGAGTCATATCCTTCTTCGCTCCCGCTGTCTCCCATAACGCAGTCTGCTCACGCAGTTCTTCACCCCACTTAATGTAAGCCAAAGCCTTATCAATCTCTTCATCCGCAGTCGGAATACCCGTCTTCATTCCTTTGAGCGTCGCAATCTTCTCGGCTACATCGTGGCTCGTGATGTCATCCGCCATACGCAGTGCGTCCAACTTTGCCTTCCTATCAAACTTCACATCCTCCTCACCTATGGACTTTGTGACTTCGGATATATCCTTGCCTTCAAACGATGGCGGAGGAGGTTTTGATTCGTTCATAGCAAGATACTTCTCGTAAGACGCATTGTTCTGCTGATACTCGCCGAACTCGGAGATGAGTCCCGCTTTGGCTTCGGGGTTCAGTGCGTCATCCACTCTCGTCTTCCAGTTTGTGATATTCCGCTGGGTGTCGGCTTCCCACGCACCACGATCCATTGGAGGTTGGCGATACACCGTATCCTTTGCGACATACTCTTGTGCCTTCTTCCAAAAGGGCAGTTTCTCCAGTTGTTTGAGAGCCCACTGATCCTTCAATAAGGTCCGACCATCCTTCTTATGCTTTGTGTTTCCAATCTGTTCCATAGGATCCAAAAGTTTCGCCTTCAACCTCTCCTTCGTCTTCTCAAACTCTTCGGGCGACTCGTTCTGATGCCGATCCACGAGAATATCATACGAAGGCTTCCAAAACCCATCCACGAAATCTCGTTGAGATTGACCGATACGGTCATACCAAAACTGGAAGTCGGCTATGTTTCCCGAAGGAAGAACGGGCTGATCAGACACATTAAAGTGAGTCGTATCCTCCTTTCCTTTGAACTTGCTTAACTCACCGTATTGTTTATATGCTTCCAAATCGGGCAGAGTTGTTCCTCCCATTAAACGCTGAAGACCCGCACCTTTGAGTAGCGTCTTCATCTTGCGGTCCATCCTACGATGATCAACCATCTTATATTATCTATATGAACTATTTTAGTCGGTTATGATAAATGGCTCGTCTCTACGCTCTACAACTCGCCGATCAGAGGGCTATGGAGAAGCAAGGTGTCCGTGAGAACCCAGTTCGTCGTAGTGGCTATGCTCTACAAGGTGGTGCGGGTCCCGATGTTGAGCGATTCCAATTAGCAAGTGAGAGGGCTGGTGAGATCCAAGCCAACCGCACGAATCCTCGTCGCAAGGGTGCTACGCCCACGATGGGTGTATCCCAAGTGCGTGGCGGTAAGCAGTCAAAGGTTCATTATGAACACGATCGGGAGGGCAAACTTCTACACGAAACAATGGAGGCACACGAAGCCGAAGGTCGGGCAATGAAGGGCGGTCGTGCGGTTCCGTCCAGCGGTCTTTCTCAATTCAAGGGCGGTAGTGGAATCGTGGGTGGTGGACGGC